TTTTTTTTAGGAGGACCCGAAGGTCCTCCGCCAGGCGCCGGCCCACTCACGCGTGGGTCTCAGAGAACACCGCCCTGGTTGGCGGGGGCGGGTTCTTTGGTCCAGCCCCACACGAAGGTGAGGCGGGCGGTGGCGAAAACGTCGGCGTTATCGCTGGTGGTCTCGTACACCACCCAGGCCATGGGGTGGGCAGGGGCGGTGCGCTGAGCGGCCACCGTGGTGAGGCGGCGACGTTGAGGGGCGCCGGCGAAATCGCCACGCACGGCGCGGTCCAATGCCTGGCCGAAGTCGGCGGGGGCGGCGGCGGAAATGCCCACCAACGCGCGTTGCGGCGCGAGGGTGAGGGCCGGGATCCACTCCACGTCGAGGCGGTGGAGGGCGACGGTGTAGCCGGCGGGGACATCGCAGGCGGGGGCGTGGGTGTCCGTGTCGACGGACGCAACGGGCTCGGCAACGTCGACGGTGAGCGTCGTCGACGTGGGGGCCGGGGGGGGCGGGAGGTTGGCCGGGGAGCGGGGGGAGCGGGGGCTGGCCGGGGTTGAGGCGGCTTGGGAGCCCGCGCGGCCGCGGCGGCGGCGAGGGGTGGCGGGGGCGGTGACGCCGTGCGACGCGGCCATGTGGCGCGCGAGGGCGGCGTGGTCACGGGGAGTATTGTTGCACTGGGAGCACTTCATCTTGCTGGGCTGTTCTTTGACCCTATTCCTGAATCGTTTGAGATTTCAAAGGAACATATTGGGCGTAAGCAGCAAGACGTTCGCGACGCTTGAGCTGGCTGAGAGCTACGGCGCCGTGACGGAGCAGGATGTCGTGATACGGGGCCCGCACGTCATCGAGGCAAGGGGAAGCCAAGAGGGAGCGAACGACAGCGTCACCGCGTTCGAAGAGAGCTTGGCCGGCGGCGGCGCGCCACTCGATTTGCTCAGTGGTGAGGCACTCGAAGGCGGAATCGCCCATGAGGTTGCCGACAGCGAGCTCCTGGGCATAGCCTTCCGCCACGCGGTCGAACTTGCCGGTCTCGATGGCGATGGCCAATTTAATAGCCAGGGTCTCGGGCTCGCGGATGATGCCCCAAGGGGTGTAGATGTAGCCGCAGAAGACGCCGTAGTTGAACAGGCGCTCGGTTTTAGCGACAACGGAGAAGAGAAGGCGGACTCGATCCCAGGACGGGCGGATCGGGAGGTGGTCCGGGAAGAGCGTGTCATCACCGGAATGGCAGCGTGGGTGGCCGACAGGAAAGTCGTACTGCAAGTAGCAAAGCGCCTCAGAGAAGAAGCTGTTGAACTTGTAGGTGCCGGGTTCGCCCGTGAAGCGCATGATGGCGGATGTGCCAAACTGGTGGCGGAGGTGCACCTTCTGGTAACGGTACATCTCGATAAGATGAGCGGGAATGCCCCACCAGGCCATATGAAGGCACTCCGCAACGACTGCCTCGGCCGTTTGGCTTTGGTCGAAGGCGGTGTAGTCGTTCGTGGTGGCCTTGGCGGTGCGAATGTAGGTCTTCGCCCACTCATTGGCTTCCATCGCTGAATGACCAGCGAGGACGAGGATGTGGGGAGGGCAGCGGGTAGCGTCCTGTTTCGCCACGTATCGGACAGCAGGCCCGAAGAGAAGTAGCCACTGGTCGCTGAATTGAGCCAGTGTTTGGCAGGCCTTCCATTCGCCGTTGATGGTGGCGGTGTTGACCTTCTGCTGGCCCTTGACGAAGATGCGGACCGCGGTGAAGCGCCAATCGGGATCTGACTTTTCGTTGGAAGCCAAGAGGAAAGCTCGGGTTTTATTGGTGAGCTTGGCGAAGTCATTTTCCGCGATGCAGGAGGCAAAGAGGGCCTCATCGAGTGGCTGCTCCTCCATGGGGTAAGAGCGCCCCTCGTGGAACGCCTGGAAGAGCAACTGGCCAGCGTGGCGCGCTTTCGCGGAGGCCAGTTCGCGAGCGTTAGTGAGCTCGGAGGCCATAGGCAGCCGCTTGGACTTGCTGCCAGGGAGGAGGGTGGGATCGGTGGCTCGGTGGAGCGGCGCGATGGCTGAAATGTCCAGGCCATCATCGCCGTACTGGGTGTCGTCGGGGAACTGGCGAGAGATCTCCCCATTGATCCACTTCTCGCGCGTCTCGCGGTTGATGTTGGAGAAGTGGTTTTGGGCCATCTTCATCAAATCCGCGGCTGGGAAGTGAGTGCGGGGGGCCTCGTGCCGTGGGGGTTCCTCGGGGGCGCTCTCATGCTCCACAATTGGTTGGATGGGGAGGTGGGAGAAGCCAGTGCGGACGTACCCTGGAAGCCAATCGGTCTCCGGGAAATTTTGTTTTGAATCGTGCTCTAGCGTGGCTGCGGCGCGTTTGTGCTCGGAACGGGCGCGGCGTAGGCGACGATTGGTGGAGGCATTGGACTTCTTGCTCGGGATCAGGCGGCGATGAAGGGCCTGAGGTTGGCGAGATGTCGGGGAAGGGTCCTCCGTGGGCCGTGGTGGGGTGAGGGCCACGGTGACCGCCGACTTGGTCAGCGGCGGGCTCCAGCGCCGAAGCGGGGGAGCATTGATTGGCGGAGATGGCAGAAGTGAGCGCAAGCCATCAAAGGGCCACATGGGCCGATGTATGTGTAGTGGGCCGTGGGGCCACACAGGCAGGTGTCTCGGGC